TTGATGATCTTCCCCACACGCCGGGTTATGTTGTCTGCGATCGCAGCTATGCTTCCCACAAGTTCCGTGAAGATATCTGGAACCGGGGGTACGTCCTGTCCTTCCATCCAGGCGAAATGATACCCAAGTCAGCTGTCCAGAATGGGCTTACAGACATCGCCATTTGGTGAAAAATCTCCGGGCAAGGCTCAAGGAATGGCGGCCTGTGGCAACCAGACATGAAAAGACCGCATCCTCTTTCCTCTCCATCATCCTCATCGCTGCAATCGCTGATTATATCAAGACCTAACAAACCCTAGTAGTGATGGGGCAGAGCCTATTATAGCGCACATGGTTCGTGATCAAGCTGCTCTTGAAAGAGTAATTGAGCGGCTGAAACATGAAGCAGTTATTGAAATGAGAGATGGTACCATCTCTTCCTATTCAAAGGGACGCTGCTATCTCTCCAGCATGTATATGCGATGACAAGCCACACGGCCCAGGGCAGCACTTTCCGCAATGTATTTGTGGATGTCGGGGACATCAGACGCAGAGAGCGCAGCAACAAGAAAGAAATGTTGCAGCTTTTCTATGTAGCCCTGACCCGTGCCTCCGAAAAAGTCATTCTGCTGGGGAGGTCGTAATGACCATACCACCAGACATAGAGAACGTGGCCCTGCTGGGCTGGCATGTGTACCCCATGAGCCCTAGGACAAAGGCAGGGTGCTTCAAAGGTGCCCACGGGGCGGCAAGCTGCGATCTGGACATCATAGAACGCTGGTGCCGTGACTATCCCGGCTGCAACTGGCGTGTGGTGATGGGGCCTTCCCGGCTCTTTGCGCTGGATGTGGACCGTGCCGGGCAGACCCATAGGGCAGACGGATTTGCGGCCCTGCGTGGTCTGGTAGCCAAGCATGGCCCCCTGCCCCCACGACCCATGACACGCACCGGTGGTTCTGGCGGTGCAGTGCTTTTCTTCCGGCACAATGGAGAGGAGCTGCGGGGTGCATCAGGTTGTCCGGCTCCTGGGCTGGACCCTCACCGCAACGGGCAGGCCATCGTCATCCCTCCATCACGCCATCCGATAACGGGCGGGGCCTACACATGGCGGCGGGGATGCGCTCCATGGGAGGTTGCGCCGCCTCCCATCCCCGACTGGCTGGCCCACATGCTGAGGCCCCCGCCGGAGCCTGAGCGGGATTACAGCAGGAACCCGTTCTACGTCACGAATGACCGGGCCTTTCAGGTGCTGATGAAGGCCGTCCATGAGGTCGAGACGGCACCGTCTGGCGGCAGCAATGATACGCTGAACAAACAGTCATATCGCATAGGCCGCTGGTGTGGTGCTGGGGTGATGGACCCATCTGAGGCCCGTGAGAGCCTGCTGGTGGCAGCACGGGCACGAGGCATTCCCTTCCGGGAGGCCAGAGACACGATACGATCCGGTCTGCGGGGCGGCATGAGAAACCCACACAGGGAGCGCACGGCATGAGCAATGTAACAAAGATGCCGGAGCAGCAGGGTATGAAATGGCAGGCTGCCTTGACCCGCTCTGACAAAGGAACAACCCATGCCAACGTCAACAACGCCATGGTGTTTCTTCGTCATCTTCCGGAGATTTCGGGTGTCATGCAGCTGAATGAGTTCACCTGTGCGACCTTGGTGACACGTAGCCCCCCTCCGCTGATTTCTGATGGTCCTACCCTTGCCGGACCCTACCCACGGCTAGCAACCGAGGCTGATTATACGGCTATTCAGTCCTTCCTTCAGCGACGTGGCGGGGTCAATTTCACATTCCCGGTGATATCACAGGCGATCAACACGATGGCGGCGTCACAGACGGTTCATCCTGTCAGGGAATGGCTTTCCGCCCTGTGCTGGGACCTTGAGCCACGGCTGCGAGGGTGGATCTCAACAGTCTTTGGCTGTCCTGACGACAAATACCATGCGGATGTCGGCATGAAATTTCTCGTAGCCGCTGTCTCACGGATATACCGGCCCGGCTGCAAGTTCGATTATGTTCCCGTATTCAAGGGTGCCCAGGGCATCGGGAAGTCTACCGCCCTACGGGTTCTGTTCTCGGATGATTGGTTCAAGGAAGACCTGCACAAGGACCTCGGCAGCAAGGACGCCGCCAGCAGACTGGTAGGTGCCTGGGGTGTCGAGCTGGGCGAGCTGCAGAGCATGATGAAATCCTCCATTGAGGACACGAAGGCCTTCCTCTCCCGGCAGGTGGACAAGTACCGCCCGGCTTACGGACGGCTGGAGGTCGTGCGTGAGCGGCAATGCGTCTTTGCTGGGACGACAAACTCAGATGGCTATCTGACGGACAGCACGGGCAACCGGAGGTTCTGGCCGGTGGACTGTGAGAAGGCCGACGTGCAGTGGCTACGGGACAACCGTGAACAGCTCTGGGCGGAAGCGGTGCATTATTTCAGGCAGGGCAAGACGGAGCTGTATCTGGACGATGATGCCGTCCGCCAGATGGCCGAGCGCAAGCAGGCTGACAATATGGTCGTCGATGCGTGGGAAGAGCCGATCAGGGAGTGGCTGGAGCGGCGGGGTTCGCTTGTTGATGAAGGTGTGACAATCCATGAGGTTCTCGCTCATGGTGTCGGTGTGACCAACGAACGCATGACCATGGCCCAGCAGCGTCGGGCGGGAGACGTATTGCGAGGATTGGGATGGGAAAAGAAGGCCAAGCGAGTAAGAGGGAAACTGGAAAAGCGATGGTTCAGAAAGGACACATGAAGATGGGTGGCATTATCCGCCCATTTTTTTACCTGTCATGTTACCCGTCTGTTACCCCTATTTTTCGCAGTTTTCTGCCTGTGTTACCCCTGTTACCCGTTAATTCATAAGAAATGGCATGAAATTTCTGAACAAGGGTATGATGCTCCTTCTTATGGTTAAGATGGGAGAAATACGGGTAACACGGGTAACATGGCAGTTTCCCGCCGTTTTGACGGGTAACAGGACGGGCAACATAGGGGTAACAGACGGGCGACATAAAGTTCCCCCATGGTCACGGAGAAACATTCGCTCATACACTTACATAATAAATGAGATTAACAGCAGAAGAAGCAACGCATAAAAGTATGTAAAAAGCATCAATAATTGCAGAAAATGTTGTATTTTTCGGTTGTATATTCATATACTTCGACAATATTATTATAATAAGAAATATCTCAATAATTAATATTGCTATATCATACCCAAGGTGATGCGGACCTTTCGAGCAGCTTAACATATATGCTATATCAAATATCACCTTCATTAGAAAAATTATATTTATAATTGCCCATATGCGAACAATGGTAACGTAATTGAACCTCATGACAAATCTCCGAAATCAGATTCCCTGCGTATCTCTAATTATAAGGTTATAAGGCTTCTGTTCCTTCTCCTACCCCATTATTTTGAGGCGTGGCTTTATGGAGGAAACAATGCCACGCCTGACGTTCGGACAGATACAGCTCGACAGTGAAACACAGATACTCAGCACCCCGAGGGGTTCAGTTCGTCTGGCGAAGAACGACTTTCTTGTCATGCAGGCAATCATGCGTCGGAACGGGCGTCTGGCATCGGTCTCGGAGATTGCTGAAGAAGTCTGGCAGTATCCCCGCAATGAGCCTGAGTTTTCCAGCGTCGCCGTGCGCCGTTCCATCAAGAAGCTGCGGGGCTTCATGGAGCTGACCGTAGGATCCCAATGTGCAATCCGATGCGAGCGGGACTGTGGCTATTATCTGGTTGATGAGCGGCGTGAAATGACTGCCGTGGAGAACGTAGCATGAGCCGTACTGATGACAGGATTGACAGGGCTACGCGCGTATTTCTGGATACTCTGGCAAAATGTGGCAACATCTCCATGGCAGCCAAGGCGGCTGACCTGTCACGCCCTGGACTGTACGCTCGCCGTGAGCGTGATGAACAGTTCGCCCGTGAGTGGGATGAGGCGATTGACCGGGCCATAGACACGCTGGAGGCAGAGGCATGGCGTCGTGCACGGGATGGCGTGCCGGAGTTCGTCACGACCGGGAAAGGTCTGGTGCTGGACAAGGATGGCAAGCCCGTCACACAGAACCGCTATTCTGACACGCTGCTCATCACCCTGCTCAAGGCACACAGGCCTGAACGCTACAGGGAGCGGGCCAGCGTGGACATGAACGTCACGGGCAATCTGGCAGAGCTGATTGATGCCGGCCGAAAGCGGGCACAGGGGCGTGACGATGGCTGACATACAGGCCCAGCTTGCCGAGGCCGTGGCATCCTACGCCCTGGACCCTGAAGGTTTCGTGCTGTTCGCCTTCCCGTGGGGGCAGGCTGGGACTGATCTGGCTGATGCTGATGGTCCCCGTGCATGGCAGCGGGACATTCTGCGCTCCATCGGGGAGAAACTGCGGGCCGGATACGAGCCGGGTGCCGTGCTGATGCCTGCCCTGCAGGCCGTGGCATCCGGCCACGGGATCGGCAAGTCCGCCCTCGTCTCCATGCTAACCGCCTGGGCACTCTGCACATGCCCTGATACCAAGGCTGTCATCACGGCCAATACCGAACCACAGCTGCGAACGAAGACATTCCCGGAAATCTCAAAATGGTTCCGGCTGCTCATCTGCTCGCACTGGTTCAGGGTGCATGGCATGAGCATCCACAGCACCATGCCGGGCCACTCCCAAACATGGCGGGCGGACGCCGTGACGTGGTCAGAGACCAACCTGGAGGCCTTCGCCGGGCTGCACAACGTGGGTCGGCGCATCCTGCTGATTTTTGATGAAGCCAGCGGCATCATAGACCGTGTCTGGGAGGTCGCAGAAGGTGCCCTGACCGATGAAGGGACTGAAATCATCTGGTGTGCGTTCGGGAACCCTACGCAACCTTCTGGCCGCTTCTTCGAGTGCTTCAACCGGCAGCGTGACCGCTGGTCTGGCAGGCAGGTGGACAGCCGCACGGTGGACGGCACAAACAAGGCCCTGTTCGAGCAATGCGCCGAAGCCTACGGGGAAGACAGCGACTTCATGCAGGTGCGTGTGAAAGGCCAGTTCCCACGGGCCGGAAGTATGCAGTTCATCGGCACGGACACGGTGGCAGAGGCAGCCCGGCGTGAGGTGTCCGCCATCATAACCGATGCGCTGGTCATGGGGGTGGATGTGGCCCGCTACGGGGACGACCAGAGCGTGATATTTTTCCGCAAGGGGCGTGATGCCCGCCTGATACCACCAATCTGCCTGCGGAAGGTGGACACGATGCAGCTTGCCGCCCGTGTGGCTGATGAGGCCCAGCGGTACGGGGCTGATGCGGTGTTCATTGACGGCGGAGGCGTCGGGGCTGGCGTGGTGGACCGGTGCCGCCAGCTGCATGTCAGGGGCCTGATGGAAGTCCAGTTTGGTGCCAGGGCGGACAGGGCCAACTACGGCACCAATGCTGAACGCTACGCCAACAAGCGGGCCGAGATGTGGGGCACGATGCGGGCGTGGCTCCAGACAGGCGGCATACCAGACGACCAGACGCTCCTGACTGACCTCTCAGGCCCGTGGTACTTCTTCAATCCTCGTAACGAGATAGCTCTGGAGCGCAAGGAAGACATGAAGAAGCGAGGACTTGCCTCACCAGACATGGCTGATGCGCTGGCCCTCACTTTTGCCTATCCTGTGCTGAAGAGCCATCAGGCTGGGGGGCCTTGGGGTCGTCCGCAACAGATGCAGGATTATGATCCGTGGAAAGGGTAAAACCGAAATACCTCGCCACTGGCTGTAAGGTCATAAGAAAGATTTCTTTTTTATTCTCGGATATGATCTTTTTAAAATCATAAACAGGAATTTTTTCTACCAAGCACACAACCATCGAAAATATTGTAAAATAAAAAATGTTCGGAATAAAATATTGCCAGTAATTAATAGGGAACAATGAATATAAATTATTATCAAACAACTTAGTTTTATTATTCAAAACAAAAATAAAAGTAGGCGTGAAAAATGCAAGAGCCATTATAGGTGCTTTCAATAAAAAAATAAACAACCATTTAAAAATAAATGAATTAAAAGTAATCATTCCCCTTAATATGGAAAATTCTGGTCCACAAATGATCCACCTACACATAGACATCACAAAGTTCATCAAAAAAACACATACTGATAAAACTACAAAGTAAATAAAATCATCTTCTATTTTACTAGAAAAAAGACCAAAATTAATAAAAAAATTAAATAAAAAATTATCATTTTCTTTAAAAATATTTATTTTTTCATAATGGAAGTAGCAGTACGATATGGAAGTTAAAATATACACTAAGGAATATGTGAAAATTATAAAAATTAATACATTTTGATCAAGCCCATCGAAAGAAAGATTCGACGAATCTTTAATTTTTTTACAATTGATTTTCCTAATCAAACGAAAAGCTAGTGAAACCGCTGCAGTGGAAAAAATTAACCACACCGTAGCTATAAACAAATCCCTTATCATGCCGCTCATCATCCTTACATTAAAATTATAAACCGATCTTCTATTCTGATAATTTACTCCATCGATGGAAAGAAGCAAACCTTTACTCAAGACACACCAGAATTACAAACGCCCTGCACGATAGCCCATTATGTGCTCATCTGCTCCACATCTCTCCACCCCGCTCCCTACTCCGTCCCCAGCTGCTCAGGTCACGCAGGCGGGCAAGCAGCAGTCGCAACAGGCCACCAACGCTGCAAAGCTGGCTGGCGGCTTCGGCTCCACCCTGCTGACAGGCTCGCAGGGCCTGACCCAGACGAACAACAGCGCACCGAAGACGCTGCTCGGCGGCTGACATGGCCCAGCGTCCCGTCACAACGCATAACCCGTTAATGCGTGATGAAGCAGGCATGCAGTCCCTCCGTGACGAGGCGGACCGCAGGCTTGTCATGCTGCGTTCCGACAGGCTCGTCTGGCGGGATACATGGCGGGAGATAAGCCATTACATCCTGCCGACACGGGGCCGCTATTTCCATGTTCCGAACCAGTCCAGCCGAGGGCGTGTCAAAGGTCCGCAGATAGTTGACAAGACAGGCAGCATTGCGCTGGGAAATCTGGCGGCCTTCCTCATGGCGGGCATCACGTCCCCTGCCCGTGACTGGTTTAGGCTGGAGACGAACAATGACCAGCTGAATGACGATGACCGGATCAAGCGCTGGCTGTCCGACACCAAATCCCGCCTCCAGCGGGTGCTTGCGACCGGCAATTTTTATGCCGCCATGAGCCAGACCTACGAGGAGCTGGCCGGGTTCGGCACGGCGGCCTGCATTATCCTTCAGGACTATGAAGACATCGTCCGATTTTATCCCCTCACCGCAGGGGAATACTACCTCGCCCAGAATGACCGGGGCGAGGTCGATACCCTGTTTCGTGAATACGTCCAGAACGTGGCCCAGATCGTCCAGCGGTTCGGGCTGGAGAACGTGTCCCCTACAGTCCAGTCTCTCTGGGAGAGCCGTCAGCTGACGGTAGAACTGCCCATCGTCCATGCCATCATGCCCAACAGTTCACGTATTGCCGGGGCGTTCGGCTGGCAGGGGGCACCCTATATCGGCATTTATTACGAGTATGGGAACGATACGCACCCTGCCCTGCTGATCGAGGCCTATCCCCGCAAGCCATTCATTGCGCCCCGCTGGTCCACGGCCAGCAATGATGTGTATGGACACGGCCCCGGTGAAGACGCCCTGCCGGACATCAAGTCGCTACAGGTGGCGCAGGTCAGGCTGGCCGAGGCCATCGACAAATATGCCCGTCCTCCCACGATGGCCGATGCGTCTCTCCAAGAGAGCATGGTCAATCTGCTACCCGGCGGACTGAACTTCATTCCGGGCCTCAATGCGTCCGGTTCCGGGGCTGGCATAAGGCCCGTCTATCAGGTCAGCCCGAACGTCACGCCGCTGCAACAGCGCATTGCCGAGTTTCAGGACCAGATACGCAAGACGCTGCGGAATGACCTGATCCTGATGGTCTCGCAGGGCATGGAGACGACCCAGCCCGTGACGGCGGCTGAGATCAATGTCCGGCAGCAGGAGAAGATGCTCACTCTCGGCCCGGTGCTGGAGCGGTTCCACAACGAGGCACTGGACCCGATCATCACCACGACGCTGGAGATCATGGAGCGCCACGGCCTCATCCTGCCCCGTCCTGATGAGCTGAACGGCCACAACATCAAGATCGCCTACAGCTCCATCATGGCACAGGCCCAGCGGGCCACGGAGACGACCGGCATAGAGCAGATCGTCCGCTTCGCCGGGTCTCTGGCCGGTGCCGATCCGTCCATCATGGACAACCTGGATCTCGATGCCGCCATCGACCGGTATGGCGACCTGCTGGGTGTGGACCCGTCCATCCTGAGAGACCCGGATTTCGTGGCCCAGCAGAGGCAGCAGCGGGCCTATCAGCAGCAACAGCAGCAGATGGCCGAACAGGCGCAGCAGATGGCAGCCGGGGCCAAGACGCTCTCCGATACTGATGTAGGAGGCGGAACGAACGCCCTGCAGGCGATCATGGGCAGTTTTGCAGCAGGTTCACAGGGGTGACAGGGAATGACGATCGACCCGCATGATGAGGAACAGATCAGGGATCACGGACGCCGCCGCCGGGCACGGGCCACGCAGGAGCAGGCTGACATTCAGGCCGTTCTGGAACTGCCGGAGGGGCAGCGTCTTCTCCGGCGCATCATCGAGGCCACAGGCCGGGACCGTGCCTCATTCGTTCCCGGAGATACGGGTGCAACGGCCTACCGTGAGGGACAGAGAAGCATAGGAATCCAGCTGACTGACTGGATGACAGACGCCGTGAGAAAGGCCTGACATGCTCACATTCCGCTTTGCAGAACCAGACGATGCCGACCTGATTGCCCCCATGCTCCGCCGGAATGATGCGCTCGAGGTCATCCGGGCCGGGCATGGCCACATTATCCCCGCCATGCGCCGGAGCGTGGAGGAATCACGACAGGGCGGCATGGCAGGCCTGTTTCTGGATGACGGACAGCCGGTTGCGCTGTTCGGTATCGCTCCAAAAATGGATGTGGGCATCCCGTGGCTGGTCGGGACTGATGCCATCAGCCGCCACCAGAAGACCTTCCTGCGGGAGACACGCTTCTGGGTTGGCCAGTGGCGGCAGCAGCACGCCCTGCTCATGAACCATGTCGATGCCCGTTACACCGGGGCCATACGCTGGCTCTCATGGCTGGGCTTCACCATCGGCGCACCACAGCCGCATGGGCTGAATGGGGCAATGTTCTGCCGTTTCGAGATGAAAGGAACCGCCTGATGTGCGTCATCACCGGCACCATTGCCGCCATCGCAGCAGGTGTTTCCGCCGCTGCCAGTGCCTCCGGCGCACTCATTGCCGCTCAGGGTCAGGCGGCATCGAACAAGGCGCAGGAAGAGCAGAGCCGCCAGCAGGCCCAGATTGCCTCGCAGGCATCGCAGAACTCCATCGACCAGGGCTATCTGAACGCACAGAGGGACTACCAGCAGGGAGACCAGCATCTGGCAGCCCAGCGGGCCTTCATGGCGGCCAATGGCATTGATACATCCAGCGGGTCCGCCCTCGACGTGCAGCAGTCCACAGCCCGCAATACCGGCCTTTCCGTGGGGACGGACCAGTATGATGCGTCCACGCAGTCCACGGCCTACAGCAATCAGGCGATCTCCTACAACAATCAGGCCCGCATTGCCGCAGCCGGAACGCCTGCCGCATGGGCCTCCGGTGCGCTTGGTGCCACGGGGTCACTGGCGCAGGGCGTGTCCGCCTTCGCCCCGAAATGGAACGACATGGCCAGCAGTGCCCGCTCCTCCTTCACTGATCCGTTCAATGGTAACGGCCACACAATAGCCGGTGCCTCCTCCTCTACCCTATCCCCATGGAGAGCGTAATCCATGCCGCAGGTTCCTTACACGGATGACCTCTACAAGCTGCCGGACAGGGTATCAGCGGGCGGCACCGAGGTACTGGACGTCCCCAATTATGGCGGCATGATTGCCCGTGGTCTTGGACAGTTCGGGCAGGGTGCAGGCGATGTGGCAGATGCCGCCTTCCGCCTGCAACGGCAGGACGACATCACCGCCGTGCAGAACGCCATGAACAGCCTGCGTGAACAGGGCAAGGTCGTACAGTACGGAGATCCGTCAGACCCGATGAAGTCGGGTTTTCTCGGCCTGAAGGACAAGGCGGCACTGGATGCGTGGCAGCCAACGGCTGACGGTTTCCGGCAGTATCAGCAGTCCCTCATGAACGGCCTGACACCCGCACAGCAGCGCATCTTCGCCCAGGAAAGCGAGCCTTTCATGAATGGTGCGCTGGGCAGTCTGGCCGCCCACGCCGCCGGACAGCGGCAGAGCTATCAGGACAACGTGCAGGATGCCACGCTCTCCTCCCTTGCCAGCAGCGGGGCCGCCAACAGCGACAACCCAGCGGCATTTGCTAATGCCTATGCTCAGGGCAAGCAGAACATCATCGCCCGCAATGCCACGCTGGGTTACGGGGCAGACCATCCTGTCACGCTACAGAACATCCAGAAGTGGAATGACAGCTACTTCCACACGGCCATCATCACGGCGGCCCAGAAGGGCGATGCCATCAGTGCCAGGAACATGCTTCTTTCCAACGAACGGAACATGTCTGCTCCCGTCTTTGCTCAGACCATGGCCGCCATCCGGCCCGAATATGACAGGCAGGTCGGGGACAACCTCGCCAATGAGGTCTGGAACGATCATGGTGGACCGCAGGCCGTGCCGGCCGATGCCGACCCATCTGCCACGATGCAGAACATGCTGCTTGCCGAAAGTGGCGGGAGGCAGAAAGATAAAGATGGCAACACCATAACCTCTGGCAAAGGGGCCATCGGTATAGCCCAGATGCTCCCAGCCACGGCAGAAGAAACGGCCCGGCGCATCGGCATTCCGTGGGATGAGAACCGCTTCCTGCATGATGAGAATTACAACCGTGCGCTGGGGCAGGCCTACTTCCACCAGCTCTGCGACAGGTACGGCAACAACCAGACGCTGGCCTGTGCCGCCTACAATGCAGGGCCGGGAACGGTGGACAGATGGCTGAAGCAGTATGGCGACCCACGCACCGGGGCCATCAGTGACGAGCAGTTCGTGCAGGCCATACCCTATGCCGAGACGCAGCGTTATGTCTCCCGGGTGGCCTCCTCCCTCTCCCGCAATGTTCCCGTCCCGTCCGCCACGCCTCCTGACCTTTCCGCCAAGCTGGCAGAGATCCATCAGGTAGCGCAGGAGCGTGGCTATGGGCAGGAAATTGAAGATCACGCCATGTCCCGGGCCATGCACAACAATGCGCTGTGGGAGGCCCAGACACGGGATGCCAGGGCGTCCCTGCATGGGCAGATCAATGACCTTTCTTCGGCCTATATGAATGGCAACACGCAAAATCAGGTGCCCGAACAACAGATCAGGTCGCTCTACCAGCCGGATGAAGCTGACCGCATCGTCTCCGGCCTGAATGAGAGGCGGCAGGCCGGGCTGGCCCTCAATGCCCTGAAATGGGCCACCCCGGCGCAGGTCGGGGCCTACATGCAGGCCTCGCAGGATGCTCTGGGCGATGCCAGTGTGGATGACTACGGAACCCGTGCCCAGATCAATGCCCATCTCCAGCTTGCCATGACCAGACGGGCACAAGCTCTTAGGGATGACCCGGCAGGCTATGCCGCCGGGCACCCCTCCGTGCAGCAGGCATGGCAGGACTACCAGCAGAACCAGACGCCGGAATCCTTTGAGACCTATGCCGGAAAACTGCGGGCCGTGCAGCAGATGATGGGCGTGTCCAGCCCCCGCTATCTGACGGACGATCAGGCACATGGCATCATTACCGGGCTTTCGGGCATCGACCCGACAAAACAGGCAATCGCCCCCATCATGGACGGAATGAAGCAGCATTACGGCAGGTCGGCATGGAATGGCATTCTGGACGAGCTGGTGCAGAAGGGCCTGCCCGCCCCCTATGCGGTCATTGCCGACATGGACACGCCCCAGCAGGGAGCCGCACGGGCCGTTCTCCACCGCAATATCCAGACCGGGACGGATGACCTCAAGCGTCTGGCGGGGCCGGATGCCGCCCAGCTCAATGCCACGGCCAGCAACGACCCTGTGGGCAACAGTCTGGCCGACCTGCGCCAGACCATGCTCCTCCAGCAGGGCGGGCCAGCCAGCTACAGGAACTTCTACGACACGGTGAAGATGCAGGCTCTGGGCTATATGGGCAACGGCATGAACGTGAATGACGCCCTGGCTCAGGCCCGCAAGGACATGGTGGACCTGAAATATGACACGTCCGGCTACCTGCGGACCCCGAAGGGCGAGATGGACACGACACAGGACGCCCTCGCCACCTTCATGTCCCGGCTGACGCCTGATGATGTCTCGGTCAAGCCGCTTCCCGGCGTCAGTGAAAAGCTCTCCAACGAGCAGGTGCTGGCCAATGCCAGATCGTCAGGGAAATGGGTCTCGGTGTCTGACAACAGCGGCTACAGCCTCGCCATCCCCAGCAAGACAGTGCCTGGAGAATGGCAGTACCTGCAAGGAAAAGACGGCAACCCGATTGTTGTCCAGCGCAGTGACATCATGGCCGGACGGTATGGGCCTGATCGGCAGACGACGATGGAGAGTTGGAAAAGGTTCAATCTTCATCTATGAAGGACACCCGATACAATAACCGACCTGAGACTTTTCGTAAGTATAACAGATGGAAGGAAGACTTTAACACTTTCCAAATTACATTCGGACTCGGTAAATGAAATGATAGGATATATGAATGAGCAGGTTAAAAGGAGCAGAGGCCGATGAGATTCGCATATCATGATATGAGCTGTGATCAATTTGAGCAATTAATTATCTGTTTATGTCAAAGAATATTGGGAGCAGGCGTTCAAGGTTTTACTAAAGGACGTGATGGTGGGCGAGATGCAAAATTTATGGGAACCGCAGAGTTATATCCAAGTAAGGCGTCGCCTTGGGTCGGTATAACAATTGTTCAAGCTAAGCACACTAACGGCTATAACAGCTCATTCTCCGATAAGGAATTCTTCAGCGAAAAATCCCGGAACACGATACTAAGCAGAGAAATTCCCTCGATACAAAGGCTGCGCAGAGAACAACAGCTTGATCACTACATGCTATTTTCCAACCGTCGGCTCACAGCCGGCACCGAGGAAACCATATGCAAGCACATCTCGGACACATGCAATATCCCTCTTCCCTCAGTCCGTCTCTGCGGAGTGGAACAGATAGAAATGTGGCTGACGACTTACCCTAGGGTTGCAGAAGATGCGAAGTTGGATCCTATCGATTCACCGTTAATTGTCCGTTCCGATGACATAGCCGAGATAGTGGAGGCATTTGCCCGTAATAAGAACGTATTGAAAGAAGTGCTGCTTTCCCCACCAACAGAACGGACAACCTATGAGGAAAAGAATACAATAAACCGTATGACTCCCGAATACGCCAAGGCTATGCGCCAAAGATACCTACCAGAAACTTCTCAAATTCAAAATTTTTTGTCAGCTCCAGAGAATCTCTCTCTGCTATCTCGATATAATGTGGCCGCCGAAGAATTCAATTTCAAAATTATTTCCAAACGTAAATACTACCAAAGCTTTGACGAGATTATAGAGTATTTGATTGATCTGTTATCCAAGCGTGATGCTACATTACGGCAGTCTAGCCACAAACCCTTAATGCGTGCCATGCTGTTTTATATGTATTGGAACTGCGACATCGGAGAAAAAAAATGATGCTACAGCCGACTAAACACTCCCATCCTGATCGCACGGTTATAAATGTTGCGCAATTGCTCCTCACTCACCTCAAAAGACAACGCATAGTCGGCTATGACGCCTTACGTAATTTCGCAAGGAAAAAGGTAAGCGGTGGTGATATACTTTTTTTGCCTGCAATCAATTTTCTTTATATCATGGGAGTGATCGATTATCGCCTTAAAACCGATGTCATAGAATACGTAGGTCCCCAATGACGCTATCTAAATTTTATTCTAACAAACCTGATGTGTTCAAACCTGTTGAGTTTGTCCAAGGTTTGAATGTCATTCTTGCTGAAATACACCTATCTGAAAACCGGGACAGAGACACACATAACTTGGGGAAAAGCACACTTGGACGCCTTCTTGACTTCGCCTTTCTTGCTAAACGTGATGCAAATTTTTTCATCTTCAAACACGAAAAACTATTTGAAGACTTCATATTTTTCTTAGAGATCAAACTCACTAACGCTTTGTTTGTGACGATCCGTCGCAGCGTAAAAAAAGCCAGTAAAATTAGCTTCAAATACCATGAAATCGGGTGCCAAGACTTTTCAACATTACCGCAAGAAAAATGGAACCATTATGACCTCCCCTTTGATAAAGCACGGGAATTATTGGACGGCGTACTCAACTGGAACGCTATTAAACCTTGGACGTTTCGCAACGGCTTGGGATATTTATTGCGCTCTCAGGACGATTTCAAAGACGTGTTTCAACTAGCCAAATTCAAAGGACCACAATCAACATGGAAACCGTTTCTTGCGCACCTTCTCGGGTTTAACGCTGAACTTATACAACAGCATTACGAAAAAGAAAAACATATAAAAGAGGTCGACCACGAAATAAAGACTTACGAAAATAAATTAAGCGGCCGCTTTGACGATGCCGGAAAGATAGCAGGTCTACTGCAACTTAAGCGAGAAGAAGCTGAAAAGAAACAAGAGGAAATTGATTCCTTTAATTTCTACAGACAAGACGAAGAAAACACTGAAGAACTTGTTCAGAATATAGATGAAAATATTGCATCTCTCAATTCAAAGCGATATTCTCTCAAATATAAAGAGAAAAAAATATCTTCCTCACTAAAAAATGATAAAGTTCTATTTAATACTGATGAAGCCGAAATCATTTTTAAGCAAGCCGGCATATTATTCAAAGGACAAATTAAAAAAGATTTCGACCAGTTACTTGCTTTCAATCGGGCCATTACCAACGAACGCTGCAAATATCTAGAAAAAGAGAAAGAAGAGATTAAAAAAGAAATTGATAATATCAGCAAAGAACTTAGAACGTTAAACAAAACTCGTTCAGATATGCTTTTATATTTAAAAGAAACTCTTCCCTTCAACAAGTATAAGGAATTTTCTGATAAGATAATTGACTTACGTACAAATATAACTCTACTGGAACACGAACTTGATACTTTTCAGCACCTAGAAAAACTACGCATCAAGCTTAGAACACTAAAAAGAGAACGTGAAGACCTACAGGTCGAAATCGAAAATGATATTAAAAATCAAGGCTCAAATGAAGGAAGAATTTTCCCAAAAATCCGTACATTTTTCAACAAAATTGTTGAAAATGTAATCGATCGCAAAGCACTCCTAAATGTATCGGTAGATGAAAAAAACGGTAATCTTAATTTTAAAACAAATATTCTTGATGAAATGGAAAGAGAAACCAGCGCTAGCGTAGGGACGACTTACAAGAAACTGCTCTGCGTTGCCTTCGACCTAGCTCTTCTGCACGCCTATAAAAACCTTGACTTTCCACGATTTGTTTATCATGATGGTGCGTTTGAAGGACTGGATGATCGCAAGAAACAAAAACTTTTATCAGTCATTCGTTATTACGCCAATGACCTAGGATTTCAAGTAATTATCACACTTATCGATTCTGATTTACCCCCACGATCTTCGAATGACGAGCCAGTGTTCTCAAAAGATGAAGTCATTCTCACCTTACATGACGAAGGAGAGCAAGGGCGACTCTTCAAGATGAAGACATGGTAACGAAAATTAAATAAATATCAGCATTCTGCACCCACTACCTTGCGAGGACCACCAACGATTTCACTCTCAACAAGTCGCTCCACACTAGAGCGGCTTTTTCCTCAAAGACACACCAGAATTACAAACACCTGCCACGCTTGCCTCCATCACGAATGATGGAGTGCATGTATGCCATCGGAAACCCCGACATCTGATGCACCGGCGACTGATGCCGGGGCCGGTCAGACCAAGACAGAAGCGGCAGACAACACCAGCCTGACGGGAAATGAAGCCCCGTCTGGCGAAAAGAGCGATGCAGCCGCTTCTGGCGAGAAACCTGCCGAAAAACCGGCAGAGAATGAAGACGCCAAGGGCGAAGACAGGCCCAAGGCCCCTGAAAAATACGAGTTCACCCCGCCCGAGGGCATGGAGATCGACAAGGAAGCCCTGTCTTCCTACGAGGCTCTGGCCCGTGAGCATGGGCTGTCTCAGGAGCAGTTCGATGCCATCACGAAACACGGGCTGGAGTTCTTCCAGAACCGCCTGACCGGGCTTGCCGAACAGCACGCCTCCATCCAGCAGGGCTGGCGGGACACGGCCCTGAAGGACAGGACGCTTTCCGATGGCGAGAACCTGAAACCCGAGGTTATGCAGAACGTGGCCCATGTCTTCAGCCAGTTCGGGGGTGAGAAAGACGCCCTCCGCAAGGCTCTGGTCGAGACCGGGGCGGGCAATCACCCTGCCGTCATCCATGCCTTCAATGCCATCGGCAAGGCCCTGGGGGCTGCACAGACGCCAGACCGGGGGAAACCCGCCAGCGAGCTGAAAGACAACAGCTACGAGGCCATCGCCCGCCGCCGTTATGGCTCCAACTGACAAGGACAACTGAACCATGTCGCTCAACAGCAGCACATTTCTGACACTGGCCGACTGGGCCGCCCGCCGTGATCCGAACGGCGGCATTGCCGATACCGTCAACCTGCTCTCCCAGACCAACGAGATTCTGGACGACCTCATCTGGAAGGAAGGCAACCTGGCGACTGGCAACAAGACGACCGTCCGCACGGGCCTGCCAGCCGCCACATGGCGCATGCTCAACTACGGTGTGCCCCGTGGCAAGTCCACCACCGCACAGGTGACGGACACATGCGGGATGCTGGAAACCTATTCCACCATCGACAAGGACCTCGCCAACCTTGAAGGCGATGTCGCCGCCTTCCGCCTGTCTGAAGACCTCGCCTTCCTTGAGGGCATGAACCAGCAGATGGCCCGCACCCTGTTCTATGGCAACGAGCAGAAGGATGTTGCGGCCTTCACAGGCCTGTCTCCCCGCTTCAACACGCTGGATACCGGCAGGGCACCATCCGCTGCCAACGTGATGGATGCGGGCGGGCGTGGCAGCACCAACACCTCCATCTGGCTCTGCTGCTGGGGTCCTACAGCGGGCTTCGGCATCTTCCCAAAAGGATCTGTTGCAGGTCTCCAGCAGAAGGATGTCACGACTGATGCGCCCATTCTGGACGAGAACGGCAACCCGTATCAGGCCTACCAGATGCACTACAAATGGGACTGCGGCCTGACCATCCGTGACTGGCGGTATTTCGTCCGCATCGGCAACATCGACGTGTCAAAGCTCACTGGTCCCGATGCAGCCAACCTGATCGCCCTGATGGCCGCAGCCTGCTTCAAGCCGCCGACCATGCCCAGCTCCGCCTCCAACGTGCAGTCCGCCACACGGGCTACGGGCGGTACGCCGCTCTCCTTCGGTCGCCCGGTCTTCTATGTGAACCGCACGATTGCCTCTGCCCTGTCGATTCAGGCCATGAACAAAACCAACGTGCTGCTCACGCAGGACCAGTTCGATGGCAAGCCGGTACTGCGCTTCCGTGGCATCCCCATCCGTGTGGTGGACGCCATCATGAACACTGAAGACACCATCCAGTAAGGGGCTGCATCATGATTACCGACAGACTTCTCAATTTCTCCAACGCCCAGGACCTGACACAGGCTCCCGTCGGGCAGGACACACCCTCCACCAATGCCATCGACTTCTCCCAGCCCCGTGACTTCGGGCCGACCGAGGGCTTCAAGGTCTGGGTCGAGTTCCCCAACACGCCCTCTCCGAACAGTGGCAGGCTGGATGTGAAGATTCAGGTCTCCACGGACAACCAGAACTGGACCACGCTGGAGGAGCTTCCGGGCATTGACCTCTCCCTCATCGGGCCGGGTAGCCCGTTTGCCGTGCGGGCCAAACCGGCCTTCTCCAACACGCCCTACCGCTACATGCGCCTGACCTACAACCCGGCACAGGCCATGACATCCTGCACGGTGACGGCTGGCATCAATCTCGATGTTCCCGCCCAGATTGCCTACCCCAAGAACTACGTGGCGTGAGGCGATCATGGCAAGATATCGTGTCATCCAGAACAGCTTCATCAACGGCCATTTTCTGACCGTTGGTGAGGAAGTGGATTATGCAGGCATCCCCGGCTTCAATCTGGAGCCGCTGGATGATGAGGCCCGTTCCGCCAAAGAAAAGGCTGGCCAGCTGGCCCGGAGGGACGTGAACAGCCGGGCCTTCCAGGAAGACCTGACCCGTCCTGACGGTGCGCCTCCCCAGACTGATGAACCGGCTGCCGATGAGAAGGCTGGCAAGAAGACATCCGCAAAAGGGTAAGGCCAATGACGACAGCCATTGACCTGTGCAGGCGGGCACTGATGCGCCTCGGCACCCAGAGCAACATTACAGCGTTTGATGATGGTTCTGTGGAGGCCAGTGTCTGCGCCGCCTATTATGACGACGTGCTGCTCGGCCTTCTGGCCCATCCGGCCAGCTTTGGCGGACCAGCCTACACATGGCAGTGGCCCCGCTGCGTGGGCACAGGCACGGCTGTGGCCAGTGACAGCCCTTTATGGCGGTATGAAATCCTCATGCCGGAGGACAGCGTGCGGGTTCTGCGGGTCGATGACGGAAAGACCGTCAGGCCCGTGGACCAGCGCATGAAGATGTTCGACCAGCGGGACAGTTTTGGCGAGGGCATGGGCAAGGCTGGGGGCACAGTGCTGCGCCCTGTCATCCTGACGGACAGCCAGACCGTCAGCGTGACCTACATCACCCGAAACGTGGACATCGACTACTGGCCAGCCGCCTTCCGCCGGGCTTTCTGGCTATGTCTTGCATCTGCCATCGCCACCACGCTCGGCATTGATGGCAATACTATCGCTGCCGTAGAGCAGGAGGCCAGCCGTGAGGTGGAACGGGCCTGCCTGGCTGACCAGCGTGTGGATATCGTCAGCACCGAGACCATGCCGGACTGGCTGGATGTACGCTTCTCTGGCCTCGGTCATGGGCATCACATCCATCAGACCAGCAATACCATGGCTGTTGGCTATGTGGCGGGCGGAAGCCAGCCTCCTGCCCCGGCTGCGGCACCCCATGCGCCACCTATGGGGGAAAATGGCGTCATCCCCACTGGCCTGACCACACGGGATATTGCTGATGGTTCTTGCCTGTACATCCCGGCCGATACTCCAGACGGACGTATCGGCATCTTGACAATCGGCCAGAGTCCTGCCGGGTGGCGCAGGCCTTATCACGGCACCATCACCGATGGTATCCAGGATGGATCAGGAGAAACAGAACAATGAAACGATTGATATTTGCAGCGTTAATTGCAGGAACGTCCTGCGCCAATGCACAGGTTCCTCCGCAGAAATGGACACAGAATTATGCGCCCACCCTGGCCGACTGGAAAGCGGCGCTCCTCTATAACGGCAATACGATCAGCCAGGCGCTGCCACTGAAAGTTGATGTGACAGGCGGGACATCAACGAACCAGACGGTCAACACCCCAGCCATAACCGGCGGCACATCAACGAACCAGACGGTCAACACCCCAGCCATAACCGGCGGCACATCGACGAACCAGACGATCAATGCTCCGACCATATCAGCAGGGACCGCTGTCGGCCTTGAAGTCAGCTCAGCGCTCGGGAAGGTTTCGGGTGCGAGCGTGTCACGGCATCTCAGCGAAAAGCTGCTTGACGTTGTCAGCGTCAGGGATTTTGGTGCGAAGGGCGACGGCAAGACGGATGATACGGCTGCGATCAATGCCGCCATCGCCTACGCCAAGTCAACATCCTATTCAGGCGGGAAAATATTCTTCCCGGACGGCATATATCTGATTTCTTCCACGATAAACCTGACTGGATCGGGTTTCTCACTGGTCGGCCAGTCCGTGCGAGGGACAACAATCCTGGCCGGGTTCACAAACGCCAACATCATCCAGATTGGCAATCAGAACGGGAACGACGACAACGAAAAGGACGGCATCTACAACCTGCACATCACGTCGCAGAACAAGATGACGGATGGTTACGCCATATGGGCTGAAGGGGTCGCCCATCTCGTCATTGACAACGTCCGCATGGACGGATCTCTGAACGGTGGGATCGACATCGAAAACCCCGTGGGGACGACATTCGGAATTTTTCTGTCGCATCTTTGGATTGCTGGCATCCAGAACAGGGGGCTGACGATCGGCGCCCAGTCATCTTCGCATTCAACCGTCGTGACAGACGTATTCTTAAGCGACAGCGTGATCCTGCCGGGCCAGTCTGCTGCCGATTGCGGAATCTGCCTGTTTGGTGCAGGGGGATTTTACGCATCAGGTGTCGATATCACCAGCCAGAGCGCATACCATTTCAACAATGCGATCAAAATGGACCCGGCAGGCAACACGGATGTCAACACAGTGATGCTTTCTCGTGTCCTGGCTGACAGTTCCAACAATGAGAACATACTTTTCTCCGGGGTTGGTCCAATCGCTGATGTAACGATAACCAACGGATGGGCAAACACGTCGCTCAATGGATCAGGCATCAGCTTTGAGAACTCACAGACAGATGGTGTCACGATTGCAGCCACAACGGTGGACAGCAATGCACAGTACGGCATTGTTCTCGACAAGGGAGCGAACGTTGCAATTACTGACTCCCGCATTCTCAACAACTCAATGTCAGGCTCCGGGAACTATGACGGTATCGCTGTTGGTGCAGGCGTCTCCGCTTTCTCGATAACCAATAATCAGATCGGCAATGGAGGCTGGTTCAACGTATCAGGGCACTCTGATGTTCATCAGCGCTGGGGTGTCAATATCTCGGCATCAGCTGGGGCTGGATTTATCGTCTCGAACAACCGCGGCTTCAACAATACGCGCGGCTTCGTCAATGACCAGACGACCACCACAAACAAATCCATAATAGGGAATGTGAACGGATAATGTCACAGGCTCCGTCTGGCCCGCAGGTCGGGCTGACATGGTTCAGCTCCTTCAGCGGCGGCGTGATGGCTCCATTGGTCGGATACAGGGCCGACATGGAGAAATGGCATTCCGGTGCCGCCGAGCTGACCAACCTCTTCGTGCATGTGCAGGGCGGCATCTCAAACCGCCCCGGCACGCAGTATGTCGGTACATCCAGGGCCGATGCCTCCGGTCCCCCACCGAAGCTGATCGCCTTCATCTACAACAATACCCAGTCCTATGTGCTGGAGTTTGGCGACCGCTATCTCCGCTTCATCAGCAACGGGGCCTATCTCGCCAATGCCGATGGCAGCCCCTACGAACTGGCCACGCCTTACAGCATCGGGGATGCCTTCTGGCTGCGCCATGCCCAGTCTGCCGACGTGATGACCCTGACCCATTCCGGCTATCCGGCCATGAACCTCTCCCGCCATGGGGAGCTTGACTGGACGCTGGAGGTGATCTCCTACAGTGCCGGGATAGAGGCGCCTTCATCACTCGTGGCCTCTGCCGTGGAAGGCAATGCCGCCAATACGGGCACGACACCCGGCGTATCAAAGGTGACGTATGAATATGCCGTCACCTCCGTCTCCAATGAGAGGAATACGGAGAGCAACGCCACGCTGGCGCCGTCCCAGACGGAAATGACCACCCAGACCCAGACCGTCACTGACCCTGTGACTGGCAGGACCAGTACGGTCACGTCACAGATACCGGTCGAGGTCGGCAGGTTCGTGACCAACTACAACATCGGCTACTACACGAACTACGGGAACTACAACACGCTCTCATGGCCTGCCGTGACGGGAGCGGACTATTACAACGTCTATCGCCGCTTTGCCGGACAGTGGGGGCTGATCGGCAACACCACGTCCCTCAGCTTCGATGACGTGAATTATGCACCCGATACAGAGAATGGGCCGCCTGCCCACCGCAATCCCTTTGATGGCGGCAACAACCCGGTTTCCGTCACCTATTTCCAGCAGCGGCGTGTCTTTGCCGGATCTCTCGCCTACCCCCAGACGGTATGGATGAGCCGCTCTGCCAACTACACCAATTTCGACATCCACACGCCGGTCGTCTCCGATGATGCCATAACGGCCACCATCGCCAGCCAGCAGGTCAACACCATCAAGCATCTGGTGCCGATGGCCGACCTTCTGGCCTTCACCGGAACGGGAATCTGGAAGATCTCCGGAGGCCAGACCGGCACGCCCATCACGCCCAGCAACTTCACCGCCATACCGCAGATGTTCGTGGGAAGCTCGGACGTGCAGCCCCTGCCCATCAATACCGACGTGCTGTTCATCGAGAACAAGGGCAGCCATATCCGTGACCTGCAATATGACTGGTACGCACAGATCTATCAGGGCAATGACCTCTCCGTCCTGGCTGACCATCTCTTCTATGGCTACACGATATCAGACTGGTCCTTCGCCCAGTTCCCCTTCAACCTGATCTGGGCCGTGCGGTCTGACGGCACGATGCTCGGCATGACATACCTGAAGGAACAGAACGTCATGGCATGGCACCAGCACAGGACGGAGGGCGGGGCCTTCCAGTCCGTTGCGGTCGTGCCGGAGGAGAATGGCTACGGTGCCATCGAGGATACGCCCTATGTGGTGGTGAAGCGCAGCCTTGCCGGGCGGCAGAGCTACACCATCGAGCGCATCCAGTCCCGCCAGCTGGGAATGGAGAATGACGACATCACCCGCTCATGGTTCGTGGACTGCGGCCTGCGCTATGAGGGGAAGGAAATCGGCACCGTCTCCGGGCTGGGGCATCTGGCAGGGGCAACCGTGTCAGCCTGCATTGACGGGCGGGGATTCACGGGGCTGACGGTGGGGAATGATGGCACCCTCACCCTGCCACGGCCCGGCAGCGTGGTCACGGTCGGGCTGCCCATCCATGCACGAGCCGTCACCCTGCCGCTGGATCTCGGAAACCCTCCACAGTTCGCCCGGCGCAAACGGGTCAGCAAGGTCTATGCCTCGCTCTGCAACAGCTCCGGCCTGAGCGTCTCCACAGACGATGGAAAGACATTCCACGGGCTGGATGGTCAGGGTGCCGCCGCCGGGCCGTCAGCACCCAATCCCTACCAGAAGAAAGACACCGGTCCCGCCCTCATCTCCGGCCTGACCATGCGGATACCAACGCCCAACTGGACCCAGAAGGGCAGCTTAATCCTCCAGACCGACCAGCCTCTCCCCGTGACCGTCACCAGCATCAGCGTGGACGTGGAGCTGGGGAGTTGAGATACACCAACTGTTTTTCTACCTACCCCGCTGGCCCCAGCACGGCGGCGGCAGTGAGGAGGAGGTGTTTCATGGGGCAGTTCCTAGAAGGGAAGTTCTTCCCCACAAGTACCAAACTTTTCATGCATTAGCCCTGCTTTAATCAATGCCTTGTCCATCATAATTTTTACTTTCTCGCGATCTGTTGCCTTTGTTTCTTCCCAAACAGCCAAAAATTCTGGCATCAGAGGCCAAAGAACATCAAGTTTTTCTTTGTCCGGGGAGCCATCTCCCCCTTTAAAGAAATAATTATTATGATCTTCCATAAATTGAAGGCAAAACTCTTCCTCAAAAGTTGGATTTGTTTCTTTTGCTCTTGCTAAATTTATAAAACGGACGGCTTCATTTACATTCCAGTAATCCTTCCATGTTCTTTTCTCTTTAACCTCTCCGTCATTCCAATCAAAAGTTTCATGAATAACAAACTCATTGTCTGCTTTCTCCATTACAGCCGTTTCAATTACTTTAGTAATTGTCTGTCCCTTCATGCGAGCAACAAAATCTAAAGCAAAACGCATTTTAGGATCCAACCTAATAGTCAAAGACTCCGTCTTAGGCGTGCGCTTTTTCTTACGTTCTGCCGCCATTTAACCGCTCCTGCAATTTTGTGTGTGCAAAGATGATATAGGCACATAAAAATAATTGCAAATCGGTCTTGACCTCCAAGAATCTAATATGCCAAAAACGTAATGCACAAGATGTGCAAGTAAGCATTTGGAGAAATTATGGGAAATTCACCACGCCCAACCAGCACACGCATTGATGCTGATGTGCATGAATGGATCAGAAAGCGGGCTTTTGATGCAAGGCGGACATTCACGGCTGAGCTAAACTTGCTTCTGCGGGAGATCTACGATCAAGCCAACAGGAACAATGATGAGAACTGAACAGCAAATAACAAAAAAGGCGTTGGAAAGCCTGCAAGCCAATCCCAACGCCTCTGAACAATGAACCTCGAAAGGAACACTCTGGGATGAGTAGTAGCACCAATAATGTGTCAAAATCCAGCACGATCGTTGCCTTTGAGTTTGGCGATACTGCCGTAACGGCCTTTGAGCGCAACGGAGACGCTTGGTTCGTAGCTGGGGAAGTGGCAACGGCTCTCGGTTATAGAGATGCCGACAAAGCAGTAAGAACCCACTGCAAAGCCGCAGAAAACTGCAAAGCCGCCGTTTTGGCGGGTTTAGGAATCCCCTGCTCCTCCCCTCGTGGAATGAGCATCATTCCTGAACGTGACCTTTACCGTCTGGTCATGCGCTCCAAGCTGCCAGCAGCGGAACAGTTTGAAGAAAAAGTGGTCTCTGAAATCCTCCCCGCCATCCGCAAGACGGGCGGCTATATAGTGGCTGCCCCGGAGGAAACACCGGAGCAGCTTGCCATGCGGGCAATGGCCGTTCTGCAAGCCACGGTTGACCGGCAAAGGGCGGAGCTGGAAGCCGCTGCGCCCAAGGCTGCCGCTTTTGACGAGCTTGCCAACACGAACGGCCTGTTCACCCTGCGGGAGAGTGCCAAACTGTGCGGATGGCCGGAAAAGATCTTCATCCGGCAGCTTGTCATGCCACCGATCAAATGGCTGTACGTTCACTCCTCATCTGGCCGGAAGCTGGCCTATGCCGCCCCGATCAAGGCCGGATACATGGATGTGAAAGAGGTCACTGTCTTCCACAACACGACCGGACGGGAAACCTACGGCCAGCCCATGATTACCCAGAAGGGACTTGCCAATCTGGCGCAGACACTTGGCAAGTTCGCCCCTGAGAAAGGAGGCGTGGCATGAGCAACGCCTTCACAGCCTCCACGCCAGAGGCTCGTCTTGAGCGGCTTCTTTCCACCTGCCGCTACGTGCAGCAGAACTGGGACAACCTGATATCCGCCCTTTCTGTCGTGGAAGACAGCATTCCCGACAGAGAAAACGCCGGGGTTCCTCTGGCGGGTCTCGTTCGCCTGCTCATCACGCATCAAAACGAAGAATACAGCGATTTCGTCTCTGAAATCAGACGGGCAGCGGGAGAAGCGGCCTGACCATTCTGGGGGCCTGTGCAGAAATGCACAGGCCCTTCTTCCCCAGTTGGAGAAAATAGGACCAGACCAGAAGAGTGTTCCCCGCCCTCGCTAGGGTTTTGGGCGGGTTAGTCAGCCCCTTCCATTAGTGGATATCCCGCCTATAACTCACTCCTCACGCTTCATCATCTCTTTGAAGTGACATTCAAGCTCATTAAAAAACTCATCTTTTGAACAATTAATTTTTTTATCTTCCCCCCTAAACTTGTTAAAAAATTCATTATCCCAAAATTCAATATCAAGATTTCCAAATGTATTTTTATACAACATCTCCGCCTCTTCTATAGATGGACGAGGCTCCTGATTATTTAGTACCCCACAGTACAAAACCATTATGTTTCTTACATTCTCATCCCCCTGACCCACAGCGCCTCTGTCTGTTCTAACAGGAAATAATATTTTGCCATTCATCCAATCATATAAAAAAGTATGATGAACCCAAGCCCCTCTACTATTCCTAAGACAAGCTGTGCTATGTGCTAAGCTATAAGATAATGTAATCCCTAAACTGACATACCCTTTCTTCAAAAGATAATAATATTTCGATTCATGAAAGAGAATATAAGAAACAAGTACTTCTTTTTCCAAAAAAAATAGATCTTCATCAAAAGAATCAATATCTTTCTTATAAGAACTATCATCAGGAATATTTTTTAATATTACCTCTCTTGTGACATTTACTTCATTTATAGGGGTAAATACTCGTCTGTTTGTTATTTTACATAATTCGTATATATTTTTAAGAATTTCTTTTCTTGGATCATCTGAAGACAACATAAAAATCTCCTGAGAATTCTCTAACTTTCCAAAACACCCATCTAGAAACGTATAATAATTTTTTTATATATCCAAGTGACTTCACATAAATTCATGCTGCTATGTTTTTTAATAAAATATTATTATCCGATCCTACCTCCAAAAATCGGACATATTGACGATAAAATTCTTACCTAGACACAGTTTACGAACTATTTTCTTGGAGCATTTCTTCCTCATAAACACACACCAGAATTACAAACCCCTGACATGCTCTCCCGCCACAGGGAGGGCATATGTCACTTTTTTCAGGCGGACTGAACACGCTCAGGAGCGTTCAGGATGAAGGACTGGCAGGGCAGCAGTCATCCCTCGACCAGTCGCTTGGTGCATCCGTCATGGAGGGCATCAATGACATGCCGGTCGTCCGCATCGGTGACTGGCTGCGCCATGAGACGAAAAGCACCGAAGGCGATACCCTAAGCCCGGAAGATGCCAATGCCCGCTATGGCATCAGGGGTGTTCTCAATTTCGACAGGCCTGTTTCTTCTGCACTTGCCCATACCCTCAATGATGAGAAGCAGGCTGACCTCATCCGGCAGAACACCATCCGCAACGGGCCTGACGGCATCATCAGCGGCACCCTGAATACCGTTGCCGGGGCTGCCCCTGCTTTTCTTGACCCCATCAACTATGCCGCCGCCCTGATCCCGGGCCTTGGGGAGGAGCGCATCAGCGTTGCCCTTGGCAGTGCCGCCGCCCGTGCTGAAGGATTTGGCATGGAACGTGTGGCGGACGGTCTGCTCAGTGCCGAAGGGCTGAACCGCCGTGCCGGGGCGGCCCTCTCCGGCAGCCTGCCGGGACGTGTGGTACAGGGTGCCAGCCAGGGTGCCATCGGCATGGCGGCCCTCGAGCCGCTCAACATGTATCTGGACCGTGACGAGCACAATGACTGGAGCATGGGTCAGGCCCTCCGGGACATCGGCTTCGGCAGCATCATGGGGGGTGGCCTGCATGGTCTGGGCCATGCCTTTGGCCGGCGTCTCGAACGGGCCGGAACCAGTGCCAGGGGGCAGGTTCTGGCCGATGGTATCGCTTCCATGGCCAGCGACAGTCCCGGCAATGCCGAGAGCCTGCTGAACATCCATGAGGTCCAGAACGCCAGAGACGGGCTTGACCGCACCATGGCCGGGCATGGTGCCGAGCCTGATGAAACGGTGTCTCAGCCTCCCCTGCGGGACAGGATTGCTGATGACCTGTCCCAGCTCCGGCAGAGCCATGCTGACACGCTGGATGAGGCGGCCCTGTATGAGCGTCCCGATGATGAGCCGGAGCCGCCAGACGCTGCTGCGCCCCAGCCTGCCATGCCGACCGGGAAGCCGCCATCAGCTCCATCCCTCTTCACCTTCCTGACCCGCCACGGTGGGGTGCTGGATGAAGGCGGCGAGCTGAGGGCCAATGACATCCACCGCCAGCGCATCGGCCTTGTGCGCCGCAATGGGGGCATGTCTCTGGATACGGCACGGGAACGGGCCATAGAGCACGGCTATCTCAGGCCCGATGCCGACATCAGCGACCTTCTGGATGCCATGGTGGAAGAAAGCCACGGGCGCAAGGTGTTCCCTGATGGCAGGCTGGCCGGAAACGGAACGGATACTGCCGCCCTGGAGGAACATCACCGGGAACAGGCTGCCGATGATGCTGATGCAGCGGCCCGGGCGGCAGACATCACCCTCACACCGGAAGAGCATGCCCATGCCACGGAGGCCATCCTGTCCGGCCTGCACCCCGATGCCGCCATGGAGGATGCCCTGCGGGTATCCGGCCATGCCACATGGGAGCGGTATGCGGACATGCTGGACCATGGCCGTGCCACCCACATGGAGCGCATCGGGGCAAAGCAGGAGCTTCTCCATGCCCTCACCCGTCAGCGTCTGGGCCGCTATGCCCAGCATCTTGATTCAGGCCTTGAGGGGCTGGACCTTTACGATCTTGCTGGCTCCATCCTGAAGAAGGACAGCCCGGAAGATGCCGTGGAGCAGGCCCTGCGCCTCATCGAGGCAGAACGGGGAAAAGGCCACGACGCCAGCTGGCAGGGCCATGTGGAAGAGGCCTATCAGAACGCAAGGCAGCGGCTCGATGCCATCCAGCAGGATGCGGCAGAAGCCATCATGAGAAACCTCCATGGTCATGAAGATCATGAGGTCACGCAGAGCCGTGCCGGTCTTGCAGCCCAGAGGGAGGACGCCCCCGATCCAGAGACTGGACATGGAATCACAGAAGCACAGTCCTATTCCGACCAGATCGACCGGCAGCTTGCCGCCCTGGGCGATCAGATCAGCCCCGAAGAGCTGGCAGAGATCCGCCGTGAAAAGGATCTCTCCGATGGCAATGCCGATGCCCTCACCTCCGCCGCCGCCTGCCTTACAAGGAAAGCCCCATGACCCACGAGAACCCGTGCTACAACGAAGCCGAGAAAGCCGCTGGCCGTGAAATGTCCAAGGCAGAGCTTGACGAGATGTTCGGGCGGCTGGAGAAGGAAGCCGGACGCTACATGAAGCAGGGTCTGTCCCCAAGGGAAGCACTGGAGAAAGCCGGCGCCCGCATGGCCGATGAGGAACGTCTGGCTGCCATCATAGAGGCCAATGCCCGCAAGAAAAACCTCATCGTCCGGGCCGAACTGCGCCGCCGCATCGTAGCTGGTGATGAAGCAGCCTCTCTGGAAGGTATCCTTGCCGGGAAGCAGACCGGGGAGAATGGCGCCGCCCTCTCTGTGGATGCCAGCAGCCATGCCCGCACTGCCCAGCTTCTCGGCCCTCTCATGCACGATCTGGACAAAGCAGGCGTCTTCAAGGCCCTGCTGAAGCGTGATGAACAATTTGATGCCGATGTGGCCCGTGAGATGTGGCGTCTGGATGACCCGAAATCCGGGGAAACAACAGGCAACAGGCTGGCTGCCGAGGCCGCTCGCATTCTGTCTGAATATCAGGACACAGTGCGACTGATGCAGAACAGGCAGGGCGCATGGATTGGCAAGGCCGACCATTACGTCACCCGCCAGAGCCATGACATGTGGAAGATACGGGGCGATGGGTCGGAACGCTCTTATCAGAACTGGCGGGACACCATCCTGCCACTGCTGGATGACCGTACTTTTGAGATGATGCCCGCCAAGCAGTCGAGGGAAGACTTTCTCCGAAATGTCTGGCTAAACCTCTCCACCGGTGAGCATGATAACGCCAACGGGCGGGACTGGCTTTCCGGCTTCAAAGGCACATCCAACAAAGCCAAGAAGGTCAGCCAGAACCGTGTGCTGCACTTCAAAGATGCCGATGGCTGGCTGGCCTATAACAGGAAGTTCGGCCAGGGCCATGTGGTGGACAGCATCTTCAAGGGACTCATCAGCGGGGCACGCAATGCTGCCGTGATGGGCGATCTGGGCACGAACCCTGAAAACATGTTCCGCAGCATGATCGAGGAAAGCGTGCAGGCCGCCCGTGAGAGGGCTGATGCCAAAATGGTTGATAAGCTCCGCCGGTTGGAAAGAGGTGCCCTGCTGGACATCGTGACAGGCCGGGCCAGACAGCCGGCCAACAAGACGGTGGAAACCATCGGGGCCTACGCCCATGCGTGGAACCAGATCACGAAACTGGGCGGCGTGATGATCTCTTCCCTGCCCGATCTGGCCGTGAATGCCGCCGTGCTGAGACACAATGGCGTCCCGCTGCTGGAAAGCTACTGGAACAGCCTGAAAGCCCTTGCTCCGGGCCTGAGCAGCAAAAACCCGGCAGAGCGCAAAGAGATCGCCCGGATGCTGGGTGTGGGGCTGCAGGGGCATCTTGGATCCGTCATGAGCCGTTTCTCCGCCAATGATGCCCCACTGGGAAAGATGAGCGACCTCATCAACAAATTCTACCGCATCAACGGGCTGCAATACTGGACGGACAGCCTGTCCGAGGGCATCGGCCTGATGCTCTCCCACAATCTGGGGCGGAATGCCGGTCTGTCCCATGAGGCCCTTGATGGAAAGCTGCGGGCCAGCCTGCAACGCTTCGGCATCACCCGGCCGGAATGGGACGTGATGCGGCAGGCCGTGCGGACAGCCGCTGGAGAAGACCATATCCTGCCCAGCGAGATGGGACGCCTGTCTGACGATGCCGTGGCTCCCCTCATCGAGAAAGGACAGACAGCCGATGACGTGCGGGACAGCCTGACCCGAAAGCTCTATGCCTACATCACTGACCAGACCCGGGAGGGCATGACGGAACCCGATGCCCGCACGCAGGCTACCTTCCGGGGCATCAGCAACCGACTTGATGACATCAATCCATTACTCGGACAGGCTGCACGGCTTATGCTCCAGTTCAAGAGCTTCCCGGCCTCACATATCCGCCGCTTCTATCAGCGTGAGGTGAAACGCAACGGGCTGGACCTGCCAGGTGTCATCCACATGATCGCCGCCACGACCGTGCTGGGCTACGTCGCCATGCAGGCCAAGGCCATTCTGGCCGGGAAAGAACCACGGGATGCAGGCGATGTCCGCACATGGATGTCGGCCATGGCCCAGGGCGGGGGTGCCGGGATTTATGGGGACTTCCTTTTCGGCCAGATGAGCCGCATGGGGAACACGACGCTGGAAACACTGGCGGGGCCGACCATCTCCGACATCACGAAACTGGCCGGGATATTCACCGCCACCCGTGACGAGCTGGTCGGCAGCCCTGACGCCGAGAAGGCCCGCACCTATCTGGCCGATCTCGTCCGCTTTGCCTCCGGGCAGATACCGTTCGGCAATCTCCCAGGCATCAATGCAGCCCTGAAATATGGCGTGATCTACCGCCTGCAGGACATGATAAATCCCGGTTACACGGCCCGTTATGAAAAGCTTGTCCAGCGCAATCAGGGGCAGGGCTTCCTCGTATCGCCAACATGGAGCCCCTATGGGCGATGAGGCCGACTTACAGTCCCAGATCACTTAACCCCGGGTGCCCATCCGGCCTCCGTCCCAGTGGCCAGTGATACTTACGCTCCCTGCACTCGATGGGAACATCATTGATCGAGGCGATGCGGTTTTTCATCAGCCCGTTTTCATCAAACTCCCAGTTCTCATTCCCATACGACCGAAACCACTGTCCTGCTCCACTACGCCACTCATAGGCAAAGCGTACGGCTATGCGATCATCGGTG